TATTCAAGGGATCAAAGCCAGACATTATGGGCGATCTTGCAGATCAGCTTCGTGCCTTATCAAAGTCAAAAACAGACACGCGTATTAGTTACATCATTTACGATGGACGAATCTGTTCCCACATCCTTAACTGGAAGTGGCGCAATTACACAGGGGCTAACAAACACACTAAGCACATGCATGTTAGCTTTAAGAAAGAAGCTGACAATGATGGGGCTTTTTTTCAGATACCTATGTTAGGCGGAAACTAATGAATGAACTAAAAACAGCAGCAGGCTCATGGGCTAGAGCATTCCTAGTAGCAGTAATCTCAATGGCAGCAGCTGGGGTCACAGATCCTAAGGCTCTCATTGCAGCAGGTGTTGCTTCTATCCTTCCACCTGTACTGCGCTACCTATCACCTAACGATCCTGCTATGGGAATTAAGAAGTGACACAGTCCGACTTCTTCACGCTTTACCTTGCCACCATCGCAGCACTTGGCGGCTTGTCTGGCTATGTAATCACACACCTGTTGTCTGAAATTAAAAGACTCAACTCGCGTGTCGATGAGATCTATAACATCTTGCTTGACAGGTAACATAGTGCCATGGCAAGAAAAGCAACTAAGGCTCTAGAGGAACAAGGTTACTCAAAGCTTGATGCTTATTGCATTGGGCTTTATGAGTATTTCTGCTCATTGAAGCGAGCAGGTTTCGCAGAGGACATTGCTATGTTTATGATTACAGAGCCACAGGCTTACCCTCATTGGATCCTTCCAGACCAAGTAGAGCCTGATAAGTATGGCAACTATGAAGATGAGGATGACGATTAAGCGAATAGTCGTAGTCTCGGATCTTCAGGTTCCGTACCATGACAGGGTTGCTACTCGTAACCTTGCTAGCTTCATCTCTAAGTTTAAGCCAGATCAAGTAGTTACCATTGGTGATGAGATAGACCTTCCCCAGATAAGCAAGTGGGAAGAAGGTCGAATGGGCTCTTATGCTCAAACGCTAGATGATGACCGCAATCAAGCTGTTGATCTATTGTGGGAGTTAGGCGTAACCGACTGCATAAGATCTAATCATACGGATCGCCTGTATAACATCATCATGGCTAAAGTCCCAGCATTCGGGGCATTGCCAGAGCTGCGCTTTGAGAAGTTTATGAAGTTCGATGAGTTAGGCATAACCTTTCATAAGAACCCTATGCCTATTGCACCTAATTGGATTGCTGTTCATGGTGACCACACACCAATCAAGCCACACGGGGGCTTATCAGCCCTTGAGGCAGCCCGTAGGCATGGTAAGAATGTTATTTCAGGACATACCCACAGAGCAGGGCGTTCGGCTTTCTCAGAGGCTTCTGGGGGTCGTATAGGGCGTGTCCTGCATGGTGTAGAGGTAGGCAATATCATGGACTTTAAGCAAGCTGCTTACACTAAAGGCGTGGCTAACTGGCAACAAGCATTCGCCATTATCTATGTCAATAAGGCTAAGGTGCAGGTTGATCTTATACACATTGAAAAGGACGGCACATTTATCGTGGCTGGAAAGTCTTACGGCAGACCTCGATAATCGTTATCGTTTCGTTATACAAATGTCCGCGATTTTGTCGGGTGGGCATGAGACTCTAATCTAGTAAGCCAGTCAAGGGCACTGGATGCAGATAGGTAGAAAATGAACTCAATTACAATCATTGGGATTATTGGCTTATTCCTAGTCACTAATTTCATCTGGTACTGGCAAGGCTACAAAGATGGTAGGCGCGAAGGCTGGCACAAAGGTCGCAGCTTAGCCCGTTCGTTGGCAGATCATGCGAGCTAATGAAATCCTACTTACAGCCACAGACACGATCCGTGATCGTGGGCTATCGTATGGTCACCCTGCGGATAACCTGCAACACACCGCAATGCTCCTTAGTGCATACCTACAAACACCGATCCACGATTATCAAGTCGCAGGAATCATGGTCTTGGTTAAACTTGCACGAACTAATCAATCAGCCCAGAACATTGATAACTGGGTCGATCTTTGCAGCTATGGCGCGCTCGCAGGGCAACTAGCCACAGAGGAAAACGATCTTTATGTTTAATTTGGCAGATTACGAACCAGTCGAGGTGAGACTTGAAAAGTTTATTAAGGATTATCCATCATTCCGCATTGCAACAGAGCTTGAGGTGGTCGAGGCATCTCGATACATTGTTAAGGCGTATCTATTTAAGGATGCTAGCGATGGCGTTGCGTGGGCAACGGGATACGCTGAGGAGACAGTTTCTAGTCGCGGTGTTAATCAGACTTCAGCACTGGAGAATTGCGAGACTTCGGCAATCGGCAGAGCACTTGCAAATGCAGGTTATGCGCCTAAAGGAAAGAGACCAAGCAGAGAAGAAATGACCAAGGTCGTTGCTACAAAAGTAGTAAAGCCAGCAGTTCAAGAGGTTAAGGCAGATGATCAGGATTACTGGACTACACCTGTCGGAGAATATAGAGGCGTAGTTGATGCACCTGTCACACTTGACAAAGCAATGGAAACAGTTACAGCAATTATGGGCACAGCAGAAGCAATAGAAACTCCATCATGCGAGCATGGACACATGCAATGGCGTGAAGGTGAGAAGAATGGCAAGGCATGGGGTGGCTACTTCTGTAACACAGCGATCTCATCGGCACATAGATGCCCTACCAAGTGGTACACACTGGGATCAGACGGAAAGTTTCATCCACAGAAGGCGAGAGTATAAATGGGCTACATCGAGGTATATAACATAGACAAAGATGGTGAATGGACTGATCTAAATGACATTCCATTTATAACCACAATTAACTGCCAGTTATGCAACGAGCCTACGGAAGCTCATGACATTATTATTCCAGCAGTCATCAAAGACGGCATATTAACGGCAGGCACATGGCAATGCAGGAAGTGCAAGGCAGTCAATGGATGATTCAGAGAAGCTTTTAGTGTTCTTAGTGTTGTGCCTGTTCATCGGTGGCGTAGCGTTAGGATACATGGCAAATGGCTAAATATTTTATAACTCCAGCACATTACCCAAGCGCACGCTTTACATTTATTGATTATGGTGGCATTGACAACTGCTTTCGATGCGATCAGTTTCAAGAGGTTAACGACTACCGCAGAGATGATGATTTACTTGTAGCAATCTGTAAATCTTGTGAAGATTATCTAGAACTTTGAGTCAACATAGGAAACACAGAGGTTTTCGCACAGAGCGTGTTGTCGCACAGTACCTATCGACTGTCTGGCAAGGCGCATGTGTGGGAAGGGGTAGTGGCAAGGATATTGTTAATGTGCCATTTGATGTTGAAGTCAAAGCCCGCGCTGGATTTCAACCGAAAGCATATTTAGCACAGCTGAAAAGCCGCACAGCCATTTCGGGGGAATTAGGCTTTGGGGTTATCAGACTCAATGGGCAGGGTGAAGATGCGCGTGACTATGCCGCGATCATTCGACTTGAAGATCTCTTGCCACTACTCATATTAAGATATGGTCACCTAGACAGAGAACCTACTGAGGCAGACATAGACCGATGCTCTGGATGTGGGTCATACATGATAAGGAAGTGCTTAACTTGCCAACCTATGACTACAAATGCTCACGATGCAATCTCAATCAAGAGATCAGTCATGGATGGCACAATCGACCAGTAGTGTTATGTAATTACTGTAATGAGCCAATGGTCAAGGTTATAGGGGCAGCAGCTACACACTTTAAGGGCAAGGGCTTCTATTCAACGGATAAATAGTTATCCACAGAAGTTATCCACAGGAGGTTATCTTGAAACGAAACACCGCTCTGAGCAGGACTTTTACAAATGGATTTGACAGCAATGGTACGCTAACGGCGCAGAGCCTATCAAAGGCTCACCGCGACCCGCTGAGGCGGGTAGGTCGCGGGGTGCTAGTAGCTATTGGGATATCTCTATTGCTAGTGCCTGATGCAGGTGGATCTAAACCAGTGCAATATGTAACCTATAAAGAATATGCATTACATTCATTAGGCTATAACTATAAAGAGTTTAAGTGTTTAGAGATACTCTATACAAAGGAAAGCAACTGGAGACCCTTAGCTCGTAATGGATCACACCATGGTATTCCTCAAGGGCGCAGTGAGTATCTGTCTAGGGTAGATGGTTATAAGCAGATACAATGGGGATTAAAGTACATAGGGCATAGGTATGGAGAACCATGCATAGCCCTTGCACATTGGAAGGCTAAAGGATGGCATTAGAAGAAGCAGCTACTGTGATGTGTAATAGATGTGAGACACGCATCGATGAAGCAGAAGCTATGGAAGTACATGCATGGTGGTTATGTGGTAACTGTTATGATGAGATCTAATGGCTATTGATAAGCTAAACTCTCGTAGGTATAG